ACGGTTCGCGCACGCGTAACCTGATCCATCTTGGCCAACGCGTCGGCTAGTGCCGTCGTGTCGAGCGTTACGGCTGTCATCGCGGTACGCGTCATACCGTCACCTGCTCGCTACAGTACAACCACAATTTGGCCGCCTGCCCATTGATCTGGTCAATCGGCTTGACCGCTGTTATGTTCAGCAACCGCCCGTCCAACAGCCCGCCTCGCACCTTGCATCGCATCGCCGGCGTGATGCTCGGCAGGTATCGGCATTCGATTACGTGACTCGTCATGGCTTCAAGCTGCCGCCCTCTGAATGTCTCGTCGCCTTGCGTCGTGATGATTTGGCATGGCACGCCACGATACAACGGCTCGTATCCGACGTGATCCGGTAGCGGGTCACCATCGGCCGATGCGTCGCGTTGAATGTCGATCAGGTCACGATATGACATGCGTCGTTATCCGCCCGCGTAACAGTGGAACTCGTCGCCAACTCGCCACGCTTCGAGCAGCGCGTCAACGGCATGCGGGACCGCGTATTGCTGTCGCTCCTCAGTCGCACCGCGATGCGTGAACCATTGTTCGATCAGCAGCAACAAACATGCCCGCAAATCTGCCGGCACAGCCGACGCGCTCGAATACCCCGCGACGAATCGCACCGTCACGGGTTGCGGTCGCGTTCCAACGCTCGGCCACGCGGCATCGGACGCCAGCCGTATGCACCCTGGTTGCCTATCCGTGAATACCACGTATTCGGAACTCGTCCACGTCTGTTGCGTGCCTTCCGCGTCGTAATACTTCACGCTCGTAACGCTGGCCAATGGCGACTTCGGCAGCCATAGCGGCTCGTCGCCAAATGGAAATTGCTCCAGCGTGTAGTCCCATGTCGAGCTAACCATGGCTCTCGCCGTATGACGCTCGACATAGGATTGTGCCGCGTTGATCAGTGCCAGCAAGTGCGAATCGTGATAGGCGTAATCCTCGGGAAGGCCGCATTGACGACGGGCCTCGGACAGCGTTACCGCCGTACCTGTCGCCGCCGTCACGAGTGCCACGCCGTAGGATGCCGACATTAGGCCGCAACCTCGACTTTGGCTAGCGTACCGTCCGAGCCGAGTTGCAGGCCCTTCCAGCTTGTAGCCGATTCGCAAATCATCATCACAAGCGTATTCGCCGTGATGGCCGATTCCGCGCTCGCGCCTGTTCCGCCGTTGATGCCGATTGACCCCGGCGTACTGGTTCGCAATTCGTAGCCGGTGCCGCCGTTCGCCAGAACAACCACCTTGCCAGGCGTAGGAGTCGGAAGAACTACGATATGATCCGCGTTTCCGCTCGTCACCGTCACGAATTGCCAATAGCCAGCGTCGGCAATCGTGCCGGTCGTCAGCCCGTCAGCCGTTGCCGTGACGGAAGTGGACGATTGATTGCCAAGCATCACATTGGCAGCCGCCAACGGATCGGGAATCGTAATCGTTCGCGCCGCCGCCATCGCGCCGACAACGAGAGAGACGGTCGTGTTGCCAGTTTGATCCGTGCAACTGATCGACGCCTTGCCCTTGCTGGCCGTAGTCGGAAACACATCGACCGTGCCGGCCGTGCCGCTCGCGCCGGCGTCCAAGTTGGTTACGGTCAGATTGCGTAACGCGCTGGCATCCTTGTTCGAGTCGACCACAACGGCCTTACTCGCGGTAACCGTGCCGGGAGTGATGCCGTCCGTGTAAGCGGCTTCCGTTCCGCTAAACGCCGTTCCTGATTCGTCAAGGTACAGCGACGAGCCGTTTAGATGGATATTGCCGTCGCGGTCGATATAGACGCGATTCGGATCGTGCCCCGTTTCAGTGGTTGCCATTTGTTACGTCCTATCGTGATTGAATTGGTCGGCCGCGAGCGTAGCGCGTCTGTTGCTGCGGTCGGTCGGGAGTCGGGAGAATCGCCGCCTCTACTGGCGACGGAGGAACTACGGCCTCGCACCAGCCACAGCGCAAGAACTCTTGCGCCATGGCATCGGAAAGATCGTATTCGTGCCCAGCGTTGTACGCGCCAAAGCCCGTGGCAACGCTGGTTGTCATCTTGACGATCATCGTTAGGCAGTGCCTTCAGCCGGGCTCACATGGTACTCGCCGTGGATCGTGCCGGCGGTCGTGTTGTCGACAGCCTGACTCGATGCCCCATACTGAATGGCCAAAATCCCAAACAGAGTTGACGACGTGCCACGCTCGGCAACGCACCGGATGTACTGTTCAACGGGCCTATAGACTTCGACCCACTGAACCTCATCCGACGCGCCAGCGCCAACCTGCGTGCCAGTCAGTTCCGCGTAAGCATCGCCCCCGCCGTCATCGCTCGACCCTTCGGCGAGCAGCACGTTGTCGGCCGCCGCCGTGCCGTACTTGGCCACAAAAATAACGCCCTCGTAGCCGGCCATGTTCAAGCCTGTGCCGTTGACGTCCGTCGTGTTCGCCGCGGCGTAGTCGGCCACCCAAGTGATCTTCACCCGCTCATTCAGTCCGAACATACTCATGGGAATATCCTTTCATGTCGGCTCGCGCCGTTGGTGTTAGGCTTGCAGCATGTGCTTGATTGCGGCCGTTTGGATGCACTCGCCATCATGCCGCGTGAACACGACGAATCCAGTTCGATCGTTCGCGCGATACAGTTCTTCCAGGCGGTACATACGCATCGCGGCCACGTCGCGCACGATGTACTTCGAGAAGTCGCCGAACAACACGGTTTTCGTGCCGGTTGCGACGGTTGACTGCATGTGCTGATTGATCGTGATGGGGAATCCCAACAGACGATCGGGGATTCCGTTCTGCAAGCCAGGCTGCCACAGGTATTCGCCCGTGCCAGTCTTGAGCTTGCGAATGTACTGGAGGATGCCGTCATGCATCATCCAGCCCGTAGCCATCGACCGATAAGCCGGGTCGACGCTGTGCATCAGGTCTACCAGCTCGTCGGAAGTGATCGCCGTAGCACTCGCGGCAGTCTTACCCAGCGCCGACGCAGTGACAATGCCGTTGGGCTGCGCCGCGTTGGTGCCGGTCGTGAACTGAGCGCCAGTGATTCGGCCCAGCCGCTCGCCCAGCATGTCGCCAATCAGCGCGGCCATATTGAACGCCGAATCCTCCAGCAATTCGGACGAAATCAAAACCGGCTTGCTGCTGTACTTGTAGGCGTACAATACGACCGTGCCGAAAGTCGGATCGACAGACGAGCCCATTGACGCGCCTTCGCCCAACAGCTCGCCCGTATTGCTGGTATCGTCCACGGTCGGCCAGGGCAAATCATTTCCGGCGGCCGTGCGAATGACGGTAGCGACGTTGCGCGGCCCGCCATATGCCAGCAGCTTGCGTTCCAGGTTGTTGACGAAACCCTCGGGAACAGTGAACCCGCCGGCGCTCGGCGTGCCGACGTTCAGATTGCGCACCTCGTTGCGACCGCTCACGCTCCAGGCCGGGTCGCCGTAGGTATGCCGCAGATTGAAGTCCAGTTGTGGCGAGTCGATCGACATACGACACTCGCGCGCCGCTTGGACGTGCCGCTCGGTAACGCCCAGTCCGTTCTGGCGTCGCAGCCAGCCTTGCAGCGCCATGGCCCGCGTTTCTTCCGCGTCACGCATGACGTGTTCGGGATTCTGCTGGCGTCGCTGTTCGCCGTCCACAATGGCGGCTTCCGTTCGCGACGCGCGAATCTGTTGCTCGATTTCCGCGAGCCGATCTTGCACGGCCTGCGATTGTTCGAGTCGCTTGCTCTCGGCTTCGATCGCCGCCGCGTTGGCGTCGTAATCCGCGTTGATCGCCGCCCACTTCGAGCGGTCTTCGTCGGTCCAGGCGTCTTGACGGCTGGCCAGTTCCTTGACTTGAGCGGCCAGTTCTCCGGCCTTCTGTCGCAATTCCTTGAGGGTCATTTCGTCGGTCCTTGTAGTGGATCGCCGACGTCCAGCAAAAAAGCGGGCGTCGGCAGTGTGATACTGCTGACAACCCGCTGAACTTGCGCCGCTCAGGTTGCGTTCGTGAATGTGTCGGTAATCTACGTCCGGTCGTGCAACGTGTCAAGTTCCACGATTCGCGCCCGCGTCGCCACGGCCTCCGCCTCTCGCGTTCGTTGGCGTTGCCATGCGTCAATGGAAGCCCGAGCCTCGGACGCGTCATCCTCGCAGCGTAGAGCCGTCGTAGTGGCTTCGTAAGCGGGGTAGGTAACCGGTCCGACGTCGAACAGCCGCACTTGCTTAATCGTGCGGATGGTTCGCTTCGCGGCCTTGTCGTAGGC